CCCCTTAATTGCATATGCTGGTCTACAATCTTTTGCATACGAGGATTAGCAGCTAAATGTTGAATAGCAACCTCGTATCCTTCTTCTGACACGTCTCTGAATTTGTCCATAAAAATAGAGAGATACTCTTGAATTAAGCTAAATTCAAAAGCTTTCTCCCTTAAATCAACGAGAAACTTTGTATTTTCCCGTAATTCTTTATTTAACGTGGTTATCTCGTATATCTTACGCTTAAGCTCTTTATTGAAGCTGGCTTTCCAGTCATCTAAGGAATCATAGTCAATCTCCCCTCCTTCATGAACAGCGGCCAGGAGATTATCTTTTAATTCGTCCATTCGCTGTTCAAAGTATTCAGGTAGATCATCCACTAATTCAAAGCGAGCAAGAAGCCTCTCAGTCGTCTTATACTGAAGCTGGATAATATCAAACTCCTGATTTACTACTTTCATAACACGACGCTTATCTTCTTTGATGACCTCTTTCTTTTGCCGTTGCTCCTGGTCTTTCGTTGACTCTATATAACGAGCTACGGCAGTATGAGATATATTTACTCCTGCATGTTCAGAACACTCCTCAGCAATCTGTCTAATGGATTTAGGAGGATCAGTTTTAAGACCTGCAGAAACGATTTCTTCACACCCATATTTCTCTATTTTTGATTGACGTGCCATGTAATGTTACACCTCCATTCTGTTACGTTTGTTGCGTTACATTTAAACGTTACAAGCGAAACATTACAGCAACCGTTTAATGTAGTTATTGATTTCTTGCACTTTTATAGAATCAATTTTGTAACGTTAAAAAGAAAAACCGCTTAAAATAAGCGGCCCTTCTTTAACTAAATGATTTTATCCCTTTTCTAAGAAGCTTTTCGAATTCGTCCCAGTCAGGAATATTATTAAGGTCATATATAGTCCCTATCTTACCGAATGCTACTGATTGCTTCTCGTCGCCTTTGACTTGAACCATTCTACTCTTTAACTCTTCCTCTGTAGCAGTGCTTCTATAGTATTTTTTCACAACGTCCATTAAGTCATTTGTCATTTTAGACTCATCGATATTTAAAGTTGCAGAACGAGCACTAATAACTTCTTGAAAATGAGTTGCCACATCATCTATATATAATTGATCTATAAAGATGCCAAGCCCTCCATTAGGATCTTCCTGAACTTCTGCATTGTAAACTAATCGATATATTTCCCTACTTAACTGAAATATTAAGGAGTTCTCAATGTCTTCTTGAAGCATAGTTACTACAACAGAATCTTTGTCAATTGTTTGATCATTTAATATCAACTCATTAAACTTCTTTATCATCATCCATAATCCCTCACTTTTTAGTTAAATTAGAAGTGTAAAGGACACTCAAATAGTGGTATCCTTCTCTTGTTTATTTAATCCAACTTTTGAATTCCTTTAATCCTTTATACGCTTTAGATAAAGTACTATTTTCTGATAAATATTGCTCACCTTTTTCTGTAGCGATGGGACCAATTTTATTTAAGACCGGTCGATCATCTGCATAATAAATTCCTTCAGCATATCTTTCTCTAGTAAGGAATCTAACAGCCTCATCGAAATCATCTCCACTAACTTCGAAATCCTGCTCACTAAGTAGTGTGTTACCCTCACTAATCTCCTTGAGGATTGCATATCTTAATTTATTTTTATCCAAGTAATCACCTCCCCGTCTAAAGATACGACAAGTCGTGACATATCTCCTCTATATAAATGAATATATTTACCTATAAATTTCATATATTTTCAATAAATAAGAGGAATAATCTGTTACTTTGACGAATATTGTTAACTTTAGGAGGTGAAAAAAATGATTAAAACTTACGAGGATTTACATACTTGGTTAGATAAATTCCCTGCAGGAAGACATATTTCTAACCAATTAAAAAAACTAATAGAGCCAGGTAAAGAGTTAGGATATATCCCTTTTGATGAGAGCTTCAATTCAGATCCTTTAAACATCTCATTTATTTTGATAGATACTCAAAAATTCATTGATGTAACCTTTACAATAAATGATGCAAAGTATGATGAAAGCAATTTTAGGTTCTCTATACGAAAAAACCAGGATTTAGTAAAAAAAGATATAGCTTATTCACAGTTAAATAATTATAGCCATACATTTAAAGACTTAGATATAAAATTAGCCTTTAAAGATGGATATGAGATTTCTTTATCATCTAAACAGTTTAAAGAAGCGCCTTCAAACTTCATAGATTTTGTAAATAGCTTATTAAACTTATAATGGTTATTAGAAACACCTTTACTTTTAGGATGTAAGGGTGTTTTGTTTTTCCACACCACCTTATGCTAATTGCTTGATTAAATTAAACCCGTTCTTTATCAATCACCCGAGAGGAGGCCAGGATTGTAGTAACGGTTGCTGTACATAAAATGACAGACAGTAGTTTCGTGAAGGACTTGCACACTTCACTACCCCGTGGCTATCGTACGCAATACAGCTAGACTCCAGTTGTTCCCCCGTAATTTCAGCCGGCAACCTTCATAGTCATTCGATACACCCGAGTACGTCTTGATAAGGGAAAGGCGCTTCTCCCACAAGCAATTCGCTATTGCTTATAAGAAAATCTTACCTTTGATGGAAAAATAAAAAGGCCCCCAAAATGGACCCTTTTTTCTCTGGATTTTGTCGGGTTTTTGTCGGAAAAATGGCTGGGGAATTAGATGATGCCTAGCGAAGTAGCAATGTTTAAAATGGCAGCACCTTTCTTCTCATAATACTTTTCTTTTTTTAACCCTAAATCCATATAGATATTAATATCTTTTGTCTGCTTTGATTCCAGGTACTTGATCTGTATGATTTCGCGCTCAATTTCATCAAGGGAGTATTCAAGAGCACGTTCAATCTGTTTCACTTTCAATTCAGCTAAGTTATCTTCTTTTCGAAGAACAGGGAACAGGCCGACCACGCCTGCTTCCTCTCTCTCTTTTTTATTTTCCAGCTGCACCTTTAATGCTCTATAGTTCTTTAATTCTCTTATAACGGTTTGACGAACTAACTTTTCATCCACTGGCTCAAGTAACGTTAATTGCTCTGCTCCCATCATTTAGCCTCCTTTTTAACTGGCTTATCTGCTACAAATCCATATCCTTTTACACAACGTTGGAACATGCATAATCCGTTTTGCTGCCATACACACCGTTTGCAATAATCCTTCTCCACTTTAACTTTCACTGCAATTCCCCCTTTATAAAATAAAAAGGACACTAAATAAGCTATTGCTTACTCAGTGCCCTCGGTTTTTCCGTTAAGGCTATTATTTAGTTGTCCAATTAATGTGTAAGTAACGTTCTGTCCAGCTCATTTGCCTAATAACAGCACTTTGACGTACATCTTTTTTTATCGAAATCTCTAATCCTTCTAGTCGTATATCTTTCTGTAATTCACTTAAAAAGGTAGGGTTATTAAATAAAGGACTGCGACTTTCACCCGGGCTATTTAACCGAACTCGATAACCACTGTATCCTTTCGCTGCCGATTCTTTTATTTCGGGAATAAGATCTGTCACAAACTGATTAAGCATTTCCTTAAACTTGCTATCAGATGCATTTCTTAACTCATCAAGCAATGTCATTATTTCACCTTCTCCAATTTATTTTTAATTTCTTTAGCATGATCAGGGCACACATCACAGTTGGCCCATAACTTAACCGAACATTCCTTACACATTCTTTTATCACATGTTTCAGTGATTTCTTGAAAGGAGGAACTGGTAGTAATTCCAGTACCTGTTGCATAATCACAAAGGCTAGTGCTCTCTTGTTCTCCGCACACCTCACACAGGTTATTCATAAATTCATACCTTCCTTTTCGTCTTAGTTTCCAATCTATCGACCTTACCGCCAAGGGTAATAACTAACGTTTCTCCGTAATCCGGTAGATCATGTTCAATCAACTGGCCATCTTTTACTACATACATTTTTTTATTGTTCATCAAATCTATTTCAGCAGTCATTTTCTCTGTATTTACACTCACCAGAAAATACCTCCTCGTGTTATAATTTCATTAGTTTTACTGGGAAGAGATTCCTGGTTCAATTCCACAAGAGGTAGTGTATAATGAGACTACCTTGTAACAAATTCTTTTTTATCACACAGATGCTCCTGGCAGAGCGTCTTTTTTATGTTCTAAATAATAAATACCTAGAATAAACTTTGTAGAATCCGCTTATAGCACCACGAAGATGCTCTTGTCTCCATAGAGCGTCTTTTTTATTTATCCCTACATGGGGCCAACCGAAAGCTAAGGCGTTATAAGTCACAAGCGTGCTGCGGTGTTGGAATTGAAGCGTTAGGATAGCCCATTAAGCAATGGGCAATAAGCCCACCTTTTACAAATTCACTTTACTTTCTTTCACCTGTTCAGCTATGGCAGAAGCAACAGCAGCTACTTGAATCAATTCTTCGTACAAGTCATCCGCATCTGTTTCTTTTATGCTTGTTAACCCTAAAGGACCTTGCATTGCTTGGGCAACTTCTCCGAACTCTTCAGCTAAAATAGCTAACCATTTACCCATGTCATGACGTTGAAGACCCCATTTTTTATTTTGTTTAATACGTTCGACGAGAACAGCATAGTTAACATCAATCATTAATTCCGTTACTTGTTCCACTATTTCAATACTCCTCTCGTTAATCTTTTTAATTTATCTAATTCGTTTTTGGCAAACTGACGATCTTCACGGCTCTTTTTCAATTTACGAGCTGTCTGAGCATAGCTTCTTTTTAATTCCAGATGCTCTTTTTCTAAATGCTTGTTATCCCGTTGCAGCTGCTCATTTTCTTCAGATAGACTTTCAATCTTATGAATCATCCAATTGAAGTCATTAGCACTTAAAACATCTACATATAAACCATGACCATGCTCCGTTGTGAAATCAGTACTTCTTTTGATTAGATCCAGTCTCTCCATGCCTTACCCCTCCAATTACAAGGAGCCGAAGCTCCTCGTTATTTACGCTGCGCCATTTTCTGTACTATCGTCAGACTCTTCAATCTTTTCTTCTGATGCTTCTTCAGGGACTGAAAGGTCTAACTCTTCCTTCACTTCTCTTTTAGCTTCAGCAGGCGTTTCTGTTTGCTCACCCTGGCTATCCTTCCATTCCTTCCACTTCTCAGCTAAAGGAGCAACCTTAGCACGGTACTGATCCACTAACTCAACAATGGTTCCAGAGGAGATATTTAATTCATTTGCAATCTTCATATACGTTTCACCGTCATTTTTCCGTTTAATGACTTGAGGAATATCATAAGCAAATTCTGTTTCGAATTGTGGAGCAAGACCACTTGAAATGAACTCATCAACTACAGACAACTCAATTTCCTGTTTTTCTTCTACTGTCTTCACTTTTTCTTTAGGCAAACCAAGATCTGCTTCAATCTGTTCAGCTGCTGGCTCGACTTCCGATACAATGCCTTTATTATCGACTTTATATGTTTTAAGAGGCTCGTTGGTTTGAGCATTTAATGTGATGTTAAAGCTAACTACTTGAGACTCAATAGCGCATTGCACCGTGCAACCAATCATTTTTGCTAATGTATCAAGCTTGCCATCTAAACCAGAATCACCGATTTCTAGAACGATTTCTTTTTTACCGTCTGCTTTAAGATTTACCTTTTTCACCACTGGGTTGAATTCTGCATATGACATAATTAATTTCCTCCTAGAATTTTAATTTGATAGTTTTTAATTAGCTGATATTTGCCATAACATCTTTCTGAAAAGCCGTTAGATTAGCATTGTTTTTGATAGAACGAGCAATTTGAGCTAATACATAAGCGTCACGTACGTTATCACTAGGATGTTCAAAATCCCAACGCTTGAAGATGGGTAAAACCATATCTTCTTTTTTCGTGTTACCTTTACCAGTTGCGAATTTCTTTAACATAGAAGGTGTGACTTCTTGATACGGAAACCTTTTGTTGACTAACACTGACCTGATAAGCCAACCTACTCCATACTGAGTGCTGACAGCTGATCCTTTTGAGCCGTATGAAAAACCTTCAATACAAATTACATCACTTGGTTGCAGATAAGAAATCACTTGGCCAGCAATGTCCATAAAACGTTGAGGGTCAACTTTGTGCTTTGTTTTAATTTCTGTTTGAACAAGCACTTGCTGCTGTTCATCCATAATGACCAACCCTGTTTTTGTTGAAGGGTCAATGCCCACAAATCTCATTTCATCATTCCCCACTTCCTAATTGCTTGCCGAAATTAGATTTAACTTGAATGTGAACTTGTTCTAACTCAGTTAGGCTTAATTCGTATAACTGTCTGCCGTTAGATGATTTGAAATATCCATATCGCACCAACTCATTAATTAAATAATTTTGACGTTGCCGAACAGCTTTAGCTAATAGAGCCACGATTTTTCACCTCATTATTTAGATATTGATCAAACATTAAGATTCCCTCTATACCTTCAGTAGTGGTGAACGCTCCTTTAAATTGAGAAGCAAATACATGAGGAGCCATTACCTGACCTGTTTGTTGAAAGTACTTTTTCATTTCATAAAACACATCGTATTTATCCAATTAACTCAGCCTCCATCTTGGCCTCTAGCTGTTTTGACAAGTTGAGGAACTGACCATATTCTTTTCTAAACAATGTCTGTACTGTACCTACTGGACCGTTACGCTGTTTCCCTAAGATGATTTCTGTAATGCCTGGATTTTCCGAATCCTTATTGTAGTAATCATCACGGTATAAAAAGCTGATAACATCTGCATCTTGTTCAATGCTTCCTGATTCGCGAATATCGGACATCATCGGACGTTTATCTTGGCGTTGCTCTACGCCCCTCGAAAGCTGAGATAAGGCAACGACAGGCACATTAAACTCACGGGCTATTTTCTTTAACATGCCTGAGATATGACCAATTTCTAAGTCCTTACGTTCAAATTTTCCTACAGATGAAATGAGCTGCAGATAGTCAATGATGACTAAGTGCTTTTTATCTGGATGCTCCTTGAATGATTCCTTTATTTTTGAACGAATATCATAAACCGTTTGGGTAGGTTCATCGTGAATATTGATGTCCCACTTTTCATAATGACCAATTGCATTTGCCATATTTTCATGATCTTCATTGGTGAATTCTTCAAATGGATTTGACCATTTCTTTCCGTTTACTCGTCCAAGACCGGACAACATACGCTTAACTAGCTGTGTATCAGACATTTCAAGTGAGAAGATATCGGACACGCCGCCTTTTTCACAATTTGCCTGAGCTAGACTCAAAGCAAATGCTGTTTTACCCATTGAAGGCCTTGCAGCAACGATAATTAAATCTCCGCCCTGCCAACCACCAGTCATGCGGTTTAAGTCATCTAATCCAGTGTCTATACCTGTGAGCCCTTGCGTTGGAGTACTCATATCAGAGAAGATATCTGCTAGAACATCGCTTTTCGTACGATTCTTTTTTTGTTTGATATCTTGTAGCTCCCCCAATGACTGAAGGATGTTTGGTACCTCTTCCTCACTTGTCACCGTAGCTAATTTGGCTCCTAACTTCCGTGCTTCTCTGACTCGATAGGATTCCAAAATCATTTGTTCATAAGTTTTGAAGTTCGCTGTAGTTGGAACCGCATTTGTTAAATCACTTAGATAGGAAACCCCTCCTACCTGCTCAACAGCTTCTCCTAACTGTGTTACGACTGTTACTATATCTACTTGTTTATTTGCTTCCTGAACTTCTCTCATTGCCTTAAAAATGGCTCTGTGTGAAGCTCTTGAAAATTGCAGTGTTTGCAAAATAGATTCATCTAATAAATCCGATTCAAGAAAGATTGAACCTAAGACAGCTTGTTCTGCTTCGATATTTTCTACCCCTAATTGATACTCCACGTTTTCACCCTCACTTCCTTAAAAAGGAACCGTACTTTTTCTTTAATTCTGGTGGCAGATGATCAACAAATGTTTTATGATTACCTGCTTTTTTCTCTTGTTTGACCTGTTCTCTCCATTGAGACTGCTCGTCCAAGAACTCATTATTTGTTTGGACTTTAACTGAAACTTCCGCAATGGTTGGCGGAAACTTTTCACGTAGAATATGTTGGTTTACTCGCTCTAACACTGGCTTATATGGCATTTGCATTAGATGTGAAGACCAAACCTCAATTCGTCGCTCTCCGATTTCACCAGTTAAATCAAACTGCGTATAGGAAGCTGCTATTCTTTGCAGAATGTCTAATGCTTCATGAATTTCCATCGTTTGTCCCTCCTAACTTGACTCCATGCTTTTGAGCAAACCTTGCTATTGCATCCATGCTGTTTTCCTTTTTCGGCTTTGGAAAAGGTGTAACGTTTGTTTTAGGCTGCTGTAGCTTTTGCTGTTGAGTCTTAATAGCTTCTTCATAATATTTAAAGGATCTAATTGTCCGTCCATTGTTCCTTTTAAAATAGTGCGCATAAATCGTATCCATCCACTCTAGAATCGTTTCTAATGGAATACCTAGATTTAACACTTCATGAATTGATTGAGCATCTGAGGCGCTTATATTGAGCCCTGAGCCTCTTTGTTGAATAAATTTATTTTCAATCTGTTCAAAAGCAGGAACGTCAGTTTCTTCAGGTGGACTTGTGGTACCGGCTTTCTCTTGATTACGTTCAACGGTGTTATCTGAATCCTGGTATTTGCAGTAGTTGACGATAGTAAATAACGTTCCATATTCGGTATCTTTAGTTTCTATCATTTGATTGTCTACTAACTTCTTAACCGCCTTCGAAATGGTACTTTTGGCAAGCTTTTTTGACCCTCTACCTTCTTTATAAGCAAGGTCTTCTGATAACTTGGAGTAAGATCGTATGTACTGTCCTTTATTTACCTCGATGCCGTTAATCTTTACTCCATCCTGATGACTTGCTTGTAAGAGCAAATAAGTGAAGAGT